ACCAAGCAAATAGGTGTAATTGAAGAATTCAAACTTGACGAGACAGCAAAAAGGACAACTGCTGTTGTACGCTTTGGAAAAAGCGAACTAGCTCGTGAAGTGTTTGAAGATGTCAAAGATGGTATTCGCATGAATATCTCTGTAGGCTACAGAATAGATAAACTGGAGCGTATACAACGTGATGGCGAGGATTATTACAAAGCAAATTGGTCTCCGCTTGAAATCTCATCAGTCAGCGTACCTGCTGATCAATCGAGACTTGTAGGCGTTGGGCGTTCTAAAGATAAACAAACTAAAACTCAAATAAAGGTAACAAAAATGACTGAAGAAGTTAAAAATGAAATTAACCTTGATGAAGTTAGAGCTCAAAGTGCTGACGAAGCAAAAGCTGAATTCAAAAGAAATTCAAAAGAGATCATTGATCTTGCTGTAAAGCACAATAAAAGAGACCTAGCTGACAAGGCTATTCAAGAAGGTGTATCTGTTGAAGAGTTCAGAGGAATATTATTGGAAAACATTTCTAATAACACTCCTTTAGAAACTCCTTCAGAAATCGGATTAACACCAAAAGAAGTTAGAAGATTTAGTTTAGTAAAAGCTATTAACGCTCTTGCTAATCCTTCTGACAGAAATGCACAGCGAGCTGCTGAATTCGAATTCGAATGTTCAGAGCAAGCTGCTAGAGAAAATGGAACAGTAGCACAAGGCATTATGCTTCCTGCTGACGTTCTTCGTAACTGGACTAGAGACCTGAACACAAGTGATGACTCTACTCTTATCGCTGAAGATTACAAAGGCGGAGATTTCATAGACGTTCTAAGAAACTCATCTTCTGTAATGCAAGCTGGTGCAACTATGCTTCGTGGATTACAAGGCAACGTGGTTATTCCTAAGAAAACTGCTGCTGCTTCTGCTGGCTGGATTGCAACTGAAGGCGGAGATTCTTCTGAGTCTGAATTCACTTCAGGATCAGTGACAATGTCCCCAAAGGTAATTGGCGCTCATACGGACGCAAGTCGATTGATGTTACAGCAGTCATCGCTAGATATTGAAAACTTAATCAGAGATGACCTAACACAATCTATTGCTCTTGCAATTGATTTAGGTGCTTTGGCTGGTAGTGGTTCAAGTGGTCAACCAACTGGTATTGCTAACACTTCTGGTATCAACACAACAACTTTTGCTGCTGCAAACCCAACATTTGCTGAGATTGTAGGTATGGAAAGTGCTGTTGCTGCTGATAATGCATTGTCTGGTTCATTGTCTTACATTTGTAAGCCAGCAGACTATGGAACATTGAAAACAACTAGCAAGGACTCAGGTTCTGGCATGTTTGTTGTTGAGCCTGATGGAAGAATGAATGGCTACAATGTTGTTAGAAGTAATCAAGTAACTTCAGGTGATTTCTACTTTGGAAACTTTGCTGATTTATTGATTGGAATGTATGGCGGTCTTGATATTCAAGTCGATCCTTTCAGTCTTTCCAAATCAGGAAGTGTGCGAATTATTGCTCTACAAACTGTAGACGTAGCAGTTCGTCATGCTGTTAGTTTCTGTAAGTCATCTGACTAATTAGCTGATGCTTAAATGGAATGGTGGGGGAAACCCCACCACCTTAATTATGAAAAAATATAAAATTTTACAAGATACAGTTGCCAATGGATCAAAGGTTCATGCTGGAGATATAGTAGAACTAGATCAAGAAACAGGTCATTCATTATGTGGCTATGGCAAGGCAGAAATTCATGTTGAAAAACCAAAAGCTAAGAAAGCTGATAGAAGCGTTGGTTTAGAAACATCAGAGGTTAAAGCTCCAAAGAAAAGAGCTAAAAAATAAATCATGCCCATCGAGAGTGCAGCAGATTTTAACTCCTATGTAGACATCAACACAGGTCATGGGGTTACCGCTACATTCTTCGAGGTGCAACAATCATTATGGGATCAGAGAAATGGTCTTATAGATACTTGGTTTGATATTGATTCTGGAAATACAACCAACATCAATATCATCATAGATCAAGAATATTTCAACATAGAAGGTGGAACAGTTTCTGTTGCTGGGTATCAACCCAGAGCAATTATTAAAGCAACTGATGCTCCTTATATATCGCAAGAAGATAGACTAATTGTTAATGCAATTACAACAAATCGTGGCAGCGTTTTAAAACCTGAAACTGCTTTTGTTGTTAGAACAGTTGAACCTGATAACACAGGCTTAGTATCAGTGGTATTAGAGGAAGAATAATGTCTCAATATCGCATGGAAACAGAAGAAGATATGATTTCATACCTAGATATAGATTATGGTCATGGTGTATCTGCTGTTTATACAAACAATGGTACTGACTCAACAATAAGAATAATTCTTAATAATGAATATGTTGAGCAAGAAGAAGGTATAGGAGTGGAAGCACTAAAACCCATTGCATATTGTAGAACCATAGACGTTCCAAACATATCATTTGGAAATACTTTAGCTGTTGCAGCCATTAAAGACGTTGATGGTAATACATTGAAAGCAGCACAAAATTATACAGTTGTTAATATACAAGCAGATAGAACTGGTTTTTCTGCTTTGATGCTTGAGGAAATATAATGGCAAATCATATTAGACAACAAATCAGAGAGAAACTTGGAACAACCCTAACAGGATTAACAACCACTGGCTCTAATGTTTATGAGTCCAGAGTTTACCCTTTAGAAAATGCTTCTTTACCAGCATTAATTATTTATACAAAATCAGAAACATCTGAGCCCATAGTTATAGGAACACAAAGACTTATGAGCAGAGAGCTCTCAGTTGTAGTAGAAGGTTATGCCAAAGCTACTAGCAACTTTGATGATACTATTGATACAATAAGCAAAGAAGTTGAAGCAGCGATAGCTGCTGATAGAACTCTTGATGGATTGGCTAAAGATACTTATTTAGAATCCACAGAGATAGAGTTTAATAGCGAGGGAGAAAAGCCTTTGGGTTATGTCTCTCTTACATTTTTAACAAACTACTATGTCAAGGAAAACGCTCCTGACGTAGCAGTTTAAAGGAGACAATTATGAAAATGATTAGTCCAGACGGAAAAGTTTCTATAGATGCTCACCCTTCTAAGGTTGAGTCATTATTGAATAAGGGTTGGAAAGAAGAAGCAGCCCCATCGAAAGATAAACCTAAATCTTCTTCTAAAGAAAAGTCGAAAGACGAGGTAGAAAATGGCAACACATAAAGGAAGTGAGGGAACTGTAAAGGTTGGCTCAAATGCTGTAGCTGAAATAAGGTCTTACTCAATCGAAGAATCTGCTGATACTTTAGAAGATACTTCAATGGGTGATTCTGCTAGAACTTACAAAGCATCATTAACAAACTTCTCAGGAAGTTTAGATGTGTTTTGGGATGAAACTGATACATCAGGTCAAGGTGCTTTAAGCATTGGGTCAGAGGTAACTTTAAATGTTTATCCTGAGGGCGATGCAAGTGGAGATACGTACTATAGCGGTTCAGCTATTGTAACTGGTGTTTCAAGAACAGCATCATTTGATGGTTTGGTTGAAGCTAGTATTTCAGTTCAAGGCAATGGTGCTTTAACAGCTAGCACTGTATAAAAATGAGCGTAATAGATAAGGCTAAAGCTCATTTTGATTCTTTGGAAATCAAAGAGATTGAAATACCTGAGTGGAGTGATGGAGAGAAGGTTCTTAAAATATATGCAAAGCCATTAACATTAGCAGAGATGTCTAAATTGCAGAAACTTGCAAAAGATGATGACGTAGCGTTGATGGCTTATTGCTTAATATATAAAGCCTTAGATTCTGATGGAGAAAAAGTTTTTGATCTATCAGACAAGCACACTATGATGCATGGTGTGGATAAAGATGTTCTTGCAAGGGTTGCATTAGAAATTATGTCAACTCCAAGCGTAGAAGAACAGGCAAAAAAGTAACAGAGGATAAGGACTTATTTGCCAGATACTATCTTGCTGAAATGTTGCACTGCACATTACAGGAGTTAGAGGAAAAGATGACCTTATCCGAATTTACAGGATGGATGGCATACTTGGAAGAAAAGAATAGGCAAATAAAAAATGGCAACTGATTATAAATTAAGAGTTAAAGCATCGGATCAAACTAAGGGTGCATTTAATTCTGTAAATAAGAATATTAACAGTACACAGTCAGCTATGAAAAAATTAGCTGGTGCTTTTGCTGGTGTTTTTGCTGTTAGGCAGCTTGTTCAATTTGGAAAAGAGTCTTTAGAGGTTGCAGATGCTATTGCTAAAACTGCTGATTCAATTGGTGTAAGTGTAGAGTTTTTGCAAAGATATCAATTTGTTGCACAGCAAGCAGGTCTAAGCACAGAAGAATTTAACAAGTCTATGACAGTATTTGCCAAAATGACTGGCGAAGCTGCAACTGGAGTGGGCGAAGCAAAAATGGCTTTAGAAGCTCTTGGTGTTTCATTAACTCGATCAGATGGAAAAATGAAAACCACTGAAGAGCTATTTTTAGATTTCTTTAGAGCCACAGATAGCGTTGCAGAAGCAAATAAAAAAGCAGCATATTTTTCAGATGTTTTTGGTAGGGCTGGTGTTAAAAACACAGTTATGGCTATCCAGGGAACAGCTGCAATGGAAGATATGGCCGCAGCTGCTACAGGCATATTTAGCGAAGATAGTA